CACGACTAGCTTCAAAAGAGTTTTGTAAGTCATACCATTCAATCTCTTGATTAGTTTTATACTTATTCAAACGCTCTTGAAAATCCTCGACAGCATTGTGAATCATGTTGATGTGATCTTCATTAATGGGGTATAGGAAGATGCGTAATGTTGTACCCTTGTATAACACACAAAGAGCGCCCCATGATGCTTTCATAATATCCATTTGGCCTTGAAGCTGTATGACACCACGATATGGCGCTGGCTCATTCTCGACTTCTTGAGCAGTAAGCTTGGCTTCTAAAATACCATAGCCATCAAGCTTAATTGAATCATGCCCCATGACATAAATACCTTTGTCAATGTCAGTATAGATTGTTGTGCCATTGCCAGACGCTGTGCCATCAAGGCTTGTAGCCAATGGTATGTCAGGATGAAAGTATGGTTTATCATGGGCTAGATCATCAATATCAACGCCAAGCCTTTTACAGCTTTCGGATAATATTAACTTCTCTGTAAGGTTTCCCCATAACATAGGCTCTTGCTCTGTAAACTCATTAGCCTCTCCGTTAAGTGCATTAATTGAATACTTCAATTCATCATTAGGCGTTCGAAATTTACTGAAACCTAATAATGCTGGAAGCCTTGAGCATGACATCATGTCATCGGGCGTGACTTTTCCTACCATTTTATGTTTTCCTTGTCTTTGATATTGTTTAGATAATAAGATACGTTAGGCGCTGTCCACGTGCTTCCTGAGTACGTTTTAACGCCTAGTTCATTGAGCTTCTTTGCGATGTTGCGACATGATGCTCGGCCACAATTTTCCATGGCCAAGTCAAACATGGGTTTGATCTTTAATGCATAGGCTATCTTAACTTTGGCTTGTGCTTGACCGCCTTTGACAGCTATGACTCTCATCATCTCTCTAGGTGCGCCAAGTTTAACGCCTCTTGCTTTGGCGGCCATTAACGCGTTGCGCGTATTGATAGAGATTTGGCGCCTTGTTTCCTCATTTAATACAGCCCTGATATGCAACTCAAAAATACTTGCTTCGGGCGTTTCCGCTATGGTAAGCGGCACCTTCTTTTCCAATAGGCTACTCATCAATGCTACCGATCGAGTAAGTCTACATTGCTTAGCCACAAGTAAACGAGAACCATTCTCAATTTCCAATAATGCCAACGCCTTGAGCAGCTCTGGCCTATCATTATGAGAGCCGCTCTCGATGTCGGTATATTCTGAGATGATTTCAGCGTTGATGCTGCGGGCGTAGGCGTAACATATAGTTCTTTGGGCTTCTAAACCTAGCCCGCTTTGGCCTTGCTTATCAGTGCTTACTCGATAATAAGCTATGAATTTCATATTAAACCCGCCATTCTCGAGGCCTCAGACTTGCAACGCTCTACAGTTTGAGCGGGAAGGCCTCGCATAAATGAATAAGCCATTTCAACACACTCATTGGCCTTTTCATTCGTTGGCGCTGTGATTGCAAGCGCTAGGGCTTGTGTTAATAGTTCTATTTGCTGCCTTTGTGATGTATACATGTTAATTACCTTTCATGGTTTATTGATTAAAATGCTAATTGGTGTATCGGTGCGCCTTGTTTATTAAAAAGATAATTATTCATATCACAAAATTCAATAATGATATGTTCTTCATCTTTATTTAGATCGCAATAATAAGAATAGCCAAAAGTGCCATCTTCTTTTTCGTATTCTTGAGGATCATTATCAAGCCAATAAATTACTTCTTTTTTTGCATCTTCATCTAAGTCTTGATATTTATATGCATCAATTAATAGTTTCATTTTGTTTACCTTTCATGGTTTAGTTAGTCTTTAAAAAATGCATTGCTATTTATGGCTTTATAAATCAAAGATTCATTCTTTATAAAATCATCCGTTGATTTATATTCGGCCATGCTGTCATCACTATCGTTAAAAATACACCATGAATCATATTCTGGCCAATATTGAATTCTTTTGGTAGATCTCAATCCATAATTGAGCTTCAAACAAAATTCATTATAAGGGCTGTCATCAACGTGTTTTTTTAATTCATTAATGCTATTAATTGCTATCATTTTATGTACCTTTTATGGTTTCGGCCAAAGTTAGCCCATAAGGGCGCTATTTAAACGCCCTTAAAGATAACTTTAGAATCCTAGCAATAGTAAGAGCCAACAATAAGCACTTATAAAGCCTAATACTAAATAACAACAGTTCTTTAATAAATTAGTCATGTGAAGATCCTTTGTTAAAATTACTTAGAATAAACCTTGCATCGCTTAGCGGTATATTAAAAACAGCTTTAATGGTTTCAGCGTCTATTTGAATATCCTTTTCTTTAGATGTGTATAAAGTATGGATGATCCAATTATATTTAAGTGTTGATTGTTTAGTCATAATTAGCCCCTTAATTTAAACGTAATTGATGCGCTATATTCTCAATTTCAGAATATGGGATTGAATGACAGCCAACAGTTAAAACATCATTTTCAAATCTATTAACTGAATAATTGCCTAAATGGATTGAATGATGATCCTTAACATATGAAACGCCCTTTTCATGCCATGACTTAATTAAGCCCCAAAACTTAACAGCATGATCCACAGGAATGCGAGCGCCTTTTGTGGTTTGAATTTCATCATCCTTAATACGTAGCGCTGTGAGTTCAAAATGATTGCGCACATCTTCGCCCTTGCGCCAATTAATAAGCGCTTCCTCTTGCTCTTTAATTCTTGCAGCCTTGCGTACCTTTTCAAGCGCTTTAGCTTCTTTGTCAGCTTTAATTGCTAACTCTTGAAGGTCATCAATATCGGGGCATGAATAAAAAACGCCAATAAATAAAGCATATTTTTCTAAGTTCTTAATAATGCTAAATGCTTGCCCGCTGTACAAAGTAGCGTACTTTTTAGACCTTGAAGCCTTAACTAGTAAATCGTTCGCTTTGTTAGCGTTTGGTTTTACTACAATATCTTCAAAGTCTTGTTGATTAAATACTAAAGAATTAAGGCCACGTCTCGGGATGTCTAAATAAATCCTTTTTGAATAATGGCTTGTTGCTGATTGCATTAAGTTTTGATGCTTTGAGGTAGTGTTACTATAAGACGCTGTATTATAGATCACAGTGTCATTAATGATTTGGCCAATACATGTTGAATAACTGTACAGCTTCCCGTTATGGCATGACATAGAATTAGCGCTTTTCTCTATGCTAGGAAATGGATCATTTGCCCAAACGTGGGAAAGTTCGCTATTGCTTGAATATTTAGTTCTCATTTTGTTTACCTTTCATGGTTTATTAAAAATAACGCGGTTAAGCGTTAAAAAAGATATTGCACTAAAAGATATCGTTTTGCAATAGGTAAAAACACTTATTTTTGATACAATGTTTATATGAATGACAGCAATTCAATAAGTAAAACTTATCATATACCTGAGCAAATAAAGCTAAAGACAGTTAAAAATGAGGATCAAAGGCGCTTCTGTGTGGTTCCTTTGAAGGCCTTTTTGAATAGAAAAGTATCAGGGGAGAATTTAAGAGTATTGGCAATCCTTGCTAGTTATTGCAATAGAGGCGGCTATAGTTTTGTTAGTCTAAAGACTATCGCTAAAGACTTAAAATGCAGCCCTCAAAACATCCTCAAACATCTAAACAAGTTAGAAGCGCAAGGCATTATTGAAACTAAGTCAAACTATTTTCCTATGTTGAAAGGCAATACTAGGCGGATTATCTACGATGAAAAGATTAAGGATGATGATTTAAAAGAGCATCAATTCACTAATGCTGATATCAGTGAAATATTAAAGACTAACAAAGTTATCAACCAGTTAGAGGATAGCAATGAACCATTGAAGGTTAATCAATCAGCAATTCAGGAAGATGATGACTTAACTAGCTTGTTTATGAGTATCTCAAAAGAAGCTGACCTGATCCTTGCTGAACGCTTGCTTTCACAGGGCTTAACACCTAAAGAAGTCAGAGACCGCATGGCTCTAGGTTCATAGAGCATCATACAAGAGGGCTAAAGGTTCGTTTAGCATCCTTAAAAAGTAAACGCCTCCAATGACATCCCTTATATAGCAAGAGACTCAAGGCTTATTGATTCCCTATGAAACACCTTGCCTAATTCAGAAGGCACATGCTTCCCCTCCCCACCCTCTCATATACCGAGGGGTATCCCACACAAATTTTTCCTACTTTTTCAAGATGATTGACAACAGATATCGTATCACTAGGGTATGTCTTAGCAGAAGCAAACCTTACCTACTGACGCCCTTTATAAATATATAGATTAAGTACAAACCAAACAAAAGGGTATCTAGTAGCTTATAGGTAATATAGAGGATCATGTGATAGAGTTCGTGCGAATAATAGACCTAACCCGATAATAAACAGTATTGTTTAAATTATCTTACTAATCCAGATGGATTGTAGCTTCTCGTTTATCTAGTTTGGATGTAATGCACTACTTCACATCCCCAGTGGTCTGATCCCCGATACTGTTACTTGATCTCATCCGAGAGCAACTTGTAAGAAGAATCCACCGATTAAACACGTTTATCCCTATCTGTCAGCTACTACATTTAGGAGGGCTGGGTAATGGCCCCGTATGAGTAATATAAGCCATATTTATTTTTAAGTCAAGCAAACATACTATTGACTTGTATATCTATAAGATATATATTGAGCATATGAGCAAAGGATCACAACCTCGACCATTTACTGATAGAGAAATCTTTGAAGCCAACTTCGATAAGATTTTTGGTAAGAAGAAGCCATCTTCTGTTGAGACAATTAAAGAATATGAATACGAACTCCATCCTTCTACTGGTAATGTAGAGAAAGTATTTAAAAATGGAAGCTAAAGAGTGGATGCAATCCATGGCTAAAGCTTTCGGTAAGTATGAATATAAAGTTAAATACAAAAATGATAAAGGTCAAGTGGAATTAAAGTCACCAGGCTGGCGAGAAGATCCACCTAATCTAAAAGCCTATAAAGCGATTGATTGTATTTTGCCTGAATTTTTAAGACCTAAGAAAAAAACAGGCCAAAAAGATATTAAGAAGAAAGTAGTCAAGCAATTAACCAAGTATAAGGAGATAGAATGAGTACCGAACTAAAACCATTCCTAGTAAGATTGACACCCTCTAGTGTTGAACTATTAGATAAAGCATCTAAAGAACAAGAGAAACCAAAGGCTAGTATTATTAATGATGCAATTAAAGCTTACCTTTCTAAAGGTGGCGATATTAATTCAAGACTGAATAAAATAATTTAATGATATTAGAGCTTCCATATCCACCATCAGTGAATACATATTGGAGAGCAAATGGCAAAAGAAGATTTATATCGAAAGAAGGCGTATTATTCAAGACAGCAGTCCAAGCCATCTGCTTTAGAGACAAAGTGGGATCTTTTGGCGATGCTCGCCTTTCTGTTAATATTTATATTCATCCTAGAAGTAGGCGTATATTTGATCTCGATAATTGCTTGAAGGCTATTTTAGATGCATTGATGTCAGCGGGTGTATATGATGACGATTCACAGATAGATATGTTATCAATTGCACGCAGTACACCTAAACCAGGAGGATCAGCAGTAGTGACTATTAGCGAATATGGAACTAAAGGATAAGTATGTACATGCAGAACCTAGTCCACTTGGTGATAGATTCTGTTCAACATGCTACCAATACAAGTTTAGTGTCAATGGTAAATGGAAGATTGCAGCACATGGTAAGAATCGCAGATGGATATGCGAAGAATGTATGACGAAAAAAGTAAAACCCACGCCAATTAAATAAAGGAGAATATAATGGCAGAACAAAAAATACGTAAACCAGGAACTGGTGTAGCGTTTATTAATGAGAATAAAAAAGAAGATTGGCATGCAGACTTCACTGGTGAATTTGCAGACCATGATGGCAATTTATTTTACCTAAATGTATCTAAGAAACTTAGCGGTCATTCTGGTATTGAATATATTACTGTATCTTTAGGCAAACCAAAAGCACCAAAGGCTGCTCCAGCTAATGCAGCAAAGCCAACTTTTGATGACATTCCTGACGATTTACCATTTTAATGGATGAAGTCAAAAAGAAAAATCCAATCCCTTCTCTTGCTGGCTATGGTGGTGTCCGTAGCTTGCAAAAGAAACTTGAGCGTTCGACTACGCTTCAGCAGAATCGTGAAGCTGTTAGTTATTCTCTCTTATGTTTGGCGAATACAAAGCTTACTGATATTATGGAATGGGATGAGCAAGGTAATATTAAAGTTAAACCAAGTAAGGATATACCAGACCATGCTCTACAAGCCATTAAGTCCATTAAGTCAAATACTAAAGTTGATAAGGAAGGCAATAGTTATACGACTTTGGACATTGAGTTGTGGGATAAAGTTGGCGTATTAAGGCTATTGGCAAAAGCATCTGGCTTATTAGATAATCCAGAAGAATCCGATAAACCAAGCGTATTAGGTATTAACATACGCGCACCAGAGATTATAGATAATGGCGAAACCACAGGACCCGATAACAAAGATACTGAATGAGCGTCAAGCAACACATGGGGATTATTTATCTAAATGTGTTTTCATTCAAACGACCAAAGAAGCCATGCGTGATGGAAACGGAAATTGGTATAGATTAGATTCAGATATGCAAGAATCATTAGATATGGTGGTACATAAGATTAGTCGTATTCTTTATGGAGATCCATATCATACTGATAACTGGTTAGACATAGCTGGTTATATTATGTTAGTTGGCAATCGTTTAAAACTTGAGGAGGAATTTAATGAGCGCACCAAATAATTTAGAAGATCGTATACAAAAGTTACGAGATGCTTATGCATTGAATAACATTTACCAAACGGAGTCATTGCAGATTATTGATGCATTACAAGCACAGATCAATGTGCTTAATCAATTGTTAGCTTTAGAAATTAAAGATATAGATGGCTAATAAAAAGGAAGTATCTCAGAAGTCCCTTCATGGACCTGGGATTGACTTAGACTTTTCTACAGCACCAACTACATGGAGCTTCTTACAGTCAGATGCATTCGTGCGTGGACTGATGGGACCTGTAGGTTCTGGTAAATCCTATGCATGTGCCGCAGAGATTATGATGCGAGCAGTTAGACAGAAGCCATCACCTATTGATGGTATTCGTTATACACGATTTGTCATTGTACGTAACTCATATCCTGAATTAAAAACCACAACAATTAAAACATGGCAAGATTTATTCCCAGAAAACACTTTTGGTCCGATGCTATATACTCCTCCTATTACTCATCACATCAGACTCCCATCAAGGGGTGATGCTGCGGGGATTGATTGTGAAGTAATTTTTTTAGCATTGGATCAACCTAAAGATGTACGTAAATTACTCTCACTTGAATTGACAGGAGCGTGGGTAAATGAAGCTCGTGAACTTCCTAAAGCAGTTATTGACGGACTTACTCATCGTGTGGGTCGATATCCGACACAACGTGATGGTGGACCTACCTGGCATGGTGTGTGGATGGATACTAATCCAATGGATGATGACCACTGGTGGTTTAAACTAGCAGAGAAAACAAAACTCACTGGCAAG